ACAGGCTGTGTTTGACAAAAACTAATATGCTCAAATTCAACAACGGGAGGTTCAACTTTCATTGTGTACCCGATTTTGTGAAACCAAGATTGAACATTGGTAATTTTTGCCAAATCATGCTTCTCTATAATTAGCATGCAATCATCTCCATTATTGGCTAAGCGAAACTTATTGATTCCATGTGACTTGCAATAACAATAAACCATTGCACACATTAACAAACAATTTCCACTGCTAGTATTCATGTCACCAGACATGCGGCAACCATCAGTCACATACTTTACGAAACCATCGTTAAGCCAAGCTTTACCTTTGTTTTTCAGTTGGTATTTCAATAGTCGACGTACTTTACGATTGGAGCACATGGCTCCCCAAATCTGATGCTCCCAAGATAAAGCTTCTTTGGAACAATGTTGGTCAAATCGACTGGCATCCATACCAATTCCTACTGGATCAGAGAACTGATCCCACATCGTGCGTAAATGTTTAGCACTTGTAACACAATCATACCCTTTGAGGACTGTTGGTCCACCAAATATATCGTCAATTATTTTAAACAAGGGTTTCTCCAAATGTTTGATGTGTTTACCAAGTGCTGCCGAGTACCTAAAAGTTCTGGGTTGTATAACTCTCGGGCATGGGTCAACCTTACTACTAAAATTAATCTTCTCTACTTTAACGAAAGAACCAACCTCTGCATCCCTTGGGGTCACTGACTCTTTAAACAGTGAATCACATGCCGCCTGATATCTTTTCTTCTTAGCACCAGAATATAGAGACACGAATGCCTCATCACTCAATGGTGGAATAGGAAAAGACGAATTATTTCTAATTCTTTCAATTAGCAACTTGTGAAACGGACGCATGGTGTTGGTGTAATAACTCTGAGACAGTGGTTTGGGACAGTTCATCAAGCCCCCTTTGCCGTCAGGAACTCTCAAAACTCTCTCTGCCACTGCCCTCTGGAGATTCTTCAGAGTGTTCGAATGCGCCCCAAAACGCACATCAGAACATATTCCAGAGTACCGATAGTAACTACTATTCTTACTCTTCTGTGGTGTCCTAGGCACAACTACCAACCCACTGATTGGACCATGGATGATGTCAGTCTCAATCATTGGTAGTTTCCTTAGGCACCCCTAATACGAACCGTCAAGCCCAAGAGCTGTTTTAGCCTCTTGGAACTTGCTAACGCACAAACCATTAATTTCATTACATATGGTGTCCTGATGCCTGGGTAGAAAATACATAGAGACAGCAACCAAATAATTCTTTGCTACATCACAGTTTCTCATGCCTAATCCCCCATCAGCAACAGGTTTGGACATGTAATCACGAATGATTTTGTCTATTACCATTTTATTAGCCTCAGAATGTTTGAGAATGCCTACTTTAACCTCAGCATGTTGAATAGCCTTAACAACAGCAGGCATTGAATTATACCTCAACCTCTTCTTGAGTCTAACAGTTTGTGCGTTTACCAAGGTTGTTTCACGCGGATCATCCATGTCGCCAGCGTCATTTACAACCTCAACCATAGTACTTCTGATTCTCAACAATTCCTGCCTTTTCAAATACATTCCTACGAAGTAAAATCCTCCAGCAAATATAAGAACATTCAAAGCAACGAGTACAAATACGAAATCCATGGTGAACAAGTG